AAGAAACTTACTCTGCAGGAAATCACTATAGACCCAGACTTGATTAAGGTAATACCTAATGCCATAGAGCCATTGCGGTATGACTACAACAAGTTTGAGCATCCCAAGGTGGTTAAACTTATCCATACCTCCAGCCCTGATAGAGGACTAGATGTGTTGCTTAATGCTGTCAGCCTTATTGAGGAAGACTTTAGACTAGAAATCTACAACAAGTTTAATCCAGATACAGACCCACGGCTCTCCAAGTTTGATAGGCGGATTAAGTTCTATGGGTTTACTCCCAAGGACACGGTGCGTGAGGCATATGAGAACTCGCACATCCATGCCTACCCATCCACCTACCCTGAGACATTCTGCATCTCTCAGATAGAAGCAATGAGCGCAGGGTTGCTCTGTGTCACCTCAGACCTTGGTGCTATACCCGAGGTATCTGGTGGCTATACAACCATGTATCCATATGTAGAAGACCGCATGAAGCACGCAGAGGTATTTGCTGAGCATTTGACTAAGGCAATTCAGACAGTAAAGAAACAGAATTGGTTTCCGCAGGAGCAGATAAAGTATGTTAACTCTGAGTTCTCCTGGGCTAAAGCCAAAGAGCGTTGGGTTGAGCTACACGAAAGTTTGTAATGTCTTACCTGACTGGTAACTGCACTAAAGAAGACCTCCCCTCGTGGGAGGATTTTGTCGACCCTATAGATGGTGACTTAAGACCGAAGGAGAAATGTGGCAGGTCGTGATATTACCGAAGGCCGTGGTGATTCTGCTGGCTATGCAAGAGCTATTGCTGTTGATGTGGGCATCGTATCGAACACTGCTACTTGGACAAACACAGATGTAGCTTACGATGTAGCGATTGGCGGTATGCCATTCATCTATGCTATCAACGACCAACGCCAGTACGCCCGTCAGACTGCACCATTCCGCAAGGACCAGTTCGACAATGGCAGTGAGCCAGGCGAGCAGTCTTTGACTGGTTGGTGGATTCGCAGTCAGTCATCCTTCCACGCCGGAGATGGCATTCGATTCTACGATACCACTAGTGGCGAGAACTACAACTACCGATTTGCTGATAGCAAAAATGTAAATGTCTGGACCAAAGGACAAGTAACTCTACTTAAAAATACCAGCCAGGCTCATGTAACCACCCACCCAATCGACACAACCAATGGTCGAGCATTCCAACAGTTGCGTTCTATTCAGTGGGGAACATCAAATGGTGTGTTGTTGCACGATGGGTATGATGTTGACAAAATTGATTCCAATGGAACAGAAACACATTATATCGATTACAACGCCGGTGTAGATGACAAGGTGTATGCCATCTGTGACGATGGTACTAATGCTTATTGGGTAACTAATGACACCGGACCATCCGGCAAATTAGAAGTCAACAAGAAAGCACTTTCCGCAGACTCGGGCACTGCAGCAACTCCAATGTTTACTGCAGCTGGAATCACCGTAACTAATGCAGTTATGGAATATGTAAAAGACCGCATTGTTATGGCTGCCAATAATAAAATTTATGAGTTCTCAACTTCAGCATCTTCTCTACCTACTGCGGTATACACGCACTCAGATTCTGACATAGTATTTACATCTATCACAGCATCTGGTCCAGCAATTTATGTTTCTGGATACAATGGAATTCAGTCATACATATTTAAGTTTACTCTTAATACTTCAGGTGTAATGCCTACTCTTACCACTGGTATTACAGCTGCAGAAATGCCAACCGGAGAAAAAATACACAAGATTTATTACTATCTAGGTTACATGATGATAGGAACAACCAAGGGTATCCGTGTAGCAGCTGTCTCCGACCAAGATGGTTCTATTAATTATGGTCCACTCATTGTAGAAACAACGCAACCTTGCTACGATTTTGCTGCACGGGATAGGTTTGTTTGGTGTGCAACCAGTGTGGACGGAGAACCAGGAGTCATCCGTGTTGACCTAGGTAATGAGATTGAAACTTTACGCTTTGCTTATGCTAATGACATTTATTACTCAGGTGTATCTGGAGTAGAAACAACATCCTGTGCATTCTTGGGAGAAACAAGCAGACTAGTATTCTGCACGGAAGCAGTTGACCAGAAATCTGTAACTAATAAAGAAAGAACTGGAACAACTGCGACTATTACTTCAGCCTCCCATGGCTATGTAGCTGGTGATTATATTTATGTTATAGGTGTGGATGCCGCCCTCGATGGTAGCTGGACAGTTACTTCAGTAACTACAAATACAATTACTTACACAACCACGACAAGTGGAACCATTGCGTCAACTGCGGTTACTGGTGGATTTGTTGGTAAGCCCGGTTATTCTTATATCGAGTCAGCTTCTACTTTGGCAACCAATGGATATTTAACTACTGGATACATACGCTACGGCACCTTGGAACCTAAAAACTTTAAGCGCCTTCTTGGCCGAGGTGATTTTACTTATGGCTCTATGACACTTGAGACGGTTGATAAAAATGGGACAGAGTATGACCATATATCTTACGACTCTGCGGTTGGTGCACCAGAAGTAACAACTTTATCCCCATCTTCTGCACAAGAATATGTAGCATATAAGTTTATTTTATACAGAGATGGAACCAATTCCTCTCTCGGTCCAATTTTCAAAGGATACCAAGCTAAATCCACTATCGCTACCCCGCGTCAGCGCATAATTCAGTTTCCTGTCTACTGCTACGACTTAGAGACGGACAGGTTTAATGTCACTATCGGTTACGAAGGTAGAGCCTTTGACCGCATCAGGGCATTGGAAGCAATTGAAGAAGATGGTGATGTCATCACTTGGCAAGACCTCAACACTGGTGAACAGCGTGAGGCAGTCATTGAGCGAGTCACCTTTGTGCGCGGTACCCCACCAGATAAAGGCTTCTCTGGCTTCGGGGGTATCCTTGAGATAACGATAAGGACAGTGTAATGACTCCTGCTGATTGGGCTGGTTTAGCCGTAGCAATTTGTACTTTACTTGCAGCTTTTGCCACAGGCACAAGATGGCTAGTGAAACATTATCTATCTGAACTTCGCCCGAATGGTGGAAATTCCCTCAAGGATAAAGTCAATTCTCTTGAGGAAAAAGTTGAATTCCTTACTGAAATCGTATTACAAACACTTAAGAAATAAAGGGGACGATATGCCAACCGTAAACTTTCCTGACTGGACAGAGCCTGTGTTTCCGCACCTCACAGACGACGACCTCTATGACGATGAGGATGACGATGAGGATTACGAGTGATTCTTAAGGCAGACAGATTACCTAAATGGTTCTTTGATAACAATACAGACAAAACATTCGCAGAAAATCTAGCAGAATTCAAAGACAAGAAGAAGCTACGCTTCCTCCAGATTGGTTGCTTCTCCGGCAACAGTAGCCGTTGGTTATTATCAGAAATCTTGACAGCACCAGACTCAACCCTGGTTGATGTTGACCCTTGGTGTGGCAATGTTGAGCACGAGGTATACGAATGGGACTTCGTTGAGTCTGCCTATGATGAGCAGGTCGAACCATACGGCAAGAAGGTGGAGAAGCATAAAGAGTTTAGCCAGGACTACCTAGCAAACCACAGGGACGAGAGATTCGATTTCATCTACATAGATGGAGACCATCTACCAGAGGCAGCCTATGCCGACGGTGTGAACTCTTGGGACTTACTCAAGGTTGGTGGCTTGATGGCATTTGATGACTACGAGTGGCAACATCCCAAGGGATTTGAATACAACCCCAAGCCAGCAATAGATAAGTTTATGAGGGAACACAAGGACGACTCCGAGGTTGTCTCGATTGGATGGCAAGTATGGCTGAGAAAGGTGAAGTAAATGATTCCACTAGCTCGTGTTGCTCAACCGGCTGCGATTGCAATCCTGCGCCAAGCGACAGCCTTAAGACCGAAAAGGAACAAGGCGTCCGATGGGTTGCTACCCTCAAAAGCCCACCTCAAAAAGAATCCTAACTCTGACCACAACTCAGGGTTTGCTTGCGACTTAACGCATGACCCGAAGAACGGTATCGACTGCAAGGAAATCTTTGAGAAGCTCAAGTATGACCAGCGGGTAAAGTACCTCATCTTCCAAGGACGCATCTGGTCTGACGGCAAAGGCGAGCGGGACTTCGATGGCTACGCCCACCCACACCACCTTCACATTTCCATTAAGGATGGCAAAGGGCATGACACTTCGCCATGGTTTCCTTGGCTGGGAGATGTAACAAAACTTAATAAAGTCAAAGCAGCACTCAAGAAATCCCCAAAGAAGAAAGGTGCTTGATGAAGAACATCAATACCAAGCAAGTCCTTATGGCAATTACCGGCTTCCTCGTAACCTGGCAAGCCACCAATTTCGACCTCGACTACCGAGCAATCCTATCTTCTGTCATTGCATCCGGCCTAGCCGGTGCTGGCAACAAGAAAGTTGCTAAGAAGAAGGTAGCTAAGAAGGCTACCAAGTAGCCCTTAAAAGCTCCATACGCCTCTCTGAAGGCTTCTGACCCCTATCTAGGTATCTCTACCTAGGTGGGGGTCCTTTTGCGTTTTATAGCGGACCATAGACAGGATGTGTTCGGGCTTAATCAGACGGCCCTTGCTGTTGTTGGGGGGTATGGCACAGAAGGAATCCCGTCCAAACTGTAACACGGTTTCTCTTAAGACATCAGTCGGGGTAAGGATGATGGTTCCTTGTAGGACATAGGCCCAGTAGTCTGCCTTCGATGTGGTCAGGCCCGATGGTTCCCATGAGTTCGAACGGTTGTACCAGCACGAAGTCTCGATGTAGATGTTGCCGGTCTCGTGCCACCGCCTGTCAGTCTTGACCTCTACGGTGTACCCGCCAGTAAGTAACTTCTTCACCAGCTCTTCACCGGCGTAGCCGTCGGCAAAGTCTATGTCGAAATCCGAATTCTCCAATTGACATCCTCCTGTTTGTATGTTCTAATCATAGCACTTCTTTCGGGAAGTGGGGCGGAAACCTCGAACTCAATTACACGAGGATGATTGCTCTCCTGCCACTCATTGTTTGTGACTTTTCAATGGGGGGTAGGGGGGCGTATTCCTGAATCTAATTGCCGAGGATAATTTAATATGATATAATAAATTTAGATGGCTCATTGTTGAGTTCCCTCCTGTCCTCCTTTGAGCCATCTAATTAAAACAGGAGGCTTCAATGATTGAATTAGATTCTTATGAATTGCCTGAACATATTTCTTATTCAGCTTTTACAACATACCTAACTTGTGGTTATCAATATTACTTAGGCAGACTTCTCAAAATTGAAGACGCGCCAAGCGTTTGGTCAATTGGTGGTCGTGCATTCCATGAAGCGACAGAGAAGTGGGACCTAGACAATGACTAACAAATACTGGGATGAGGCATGGTCCAAGCACCTTGCTGAAATAGACTTAAAAAATGCGCGTGTCGCGGGCCGGGCTACCAAGGCTAACCCGAACAAGGAAGACGCTACATGGTGGAATGAGCAAGGTTCCAAGTGGGTAGATGACTACATTATGTGGCGCACAAACAATCCCGACTGGAAGATTTGGAAGACTCCCCAAGGTGTCAAAGCAATCGAACTGGAACTCAATCCGATTATCGCTGGTGTGCCAGTGAAGATGGTAGTTGACCGAGTGTTCGAAGTTAATGGTGAGCTAGTCATCGTTGACCTCAAGACTTCTACACGCAGACCGACTTCCGATTTGCAACTAGGTTTCTACAAGGTTGGTATCGAGCTAATGCTCGGTGTGTCAATCAAGTACGGCAACTACTGGATGTCCCGCGAATCGGGCACTGCTGACAATATCGACCTAAGTCGGTACAACTTGGACATGTTGGAATACTTCGTGTCGGGATTTGACAAGGCTCGCAAGAGTGGTATCTTTTTACCCAACCTATCAAGTTGCAGTTTCTGTGGACTCACAGAACACTGCCAGTTCAAAGGAAAATAAATGACAGAAGACTGGAAGCTACAGGTCTCCTACCGCACAGACGGTGGAGATATGATTAACATTCGTGCGAATACAGCTGATGAACTCAGCGTATTACTCGAAGGTATTGGCGATTACTCGTCACAAATCGCAGCGGTGCGAGGATTGATTACGGGTGCGTATGTCACCATCCCTTTAGCAACCTCAAGTTCAACTCCCGCCACTCCGCCATCCACACCCTCCGAGCCGACCCCGCCCATGCAAGCGTCGCCTACCTGTATTCACGGCCCTCGCAAGTACCTATCGGGGATAAGCAAGAAGACAGGAAAGCCATACAAAATGTGGGTCTGCCCACAACCACAAGGCGCCGACCAGTGCCCGGTAATGAATCCGTAATATTCTAGTTGTGATGATGGGGATTAGATTGCGGGGATGCCTTCTCTTCCCCATCACACTTAAGACAGGAGCACGATGAAGACGCTCGTTCGCAGTATCGGAAGAAGCGACATCGGTGGTGAACCACTACCACCAGTATTCAAAACATTTGAATCTAATAAGATTATTGTGCGTCGAGCCGAGGTCTCGATGTTCGCCGGTATCCCCGGTGTAGGTAAGTCAACTCTCGCCCTTGCTCTAGCATTGAAGATGAAGGTACCAACCCTGTACATCTCTGCTGATACCAACGCACACACAATGGCGATGCGATTAGCTTCGATGATTTCTGGCAAGAACCAGACCGATGTTGAGCATATGCTGGAGAACGACCACGGTTGGACCAAGGCAGTGCTTGCCCGGGGTAGCCACATTGTTTGGTCATTTGATTCCAGCCCATCGTTGCAGGATATTGATGAAGAAGTTCAAGCATTCGAAGAACTGTGGGGATGTCCACCCACCGCTATTTTCATTGACAACTTAATGGACATAGCCACTGATGGTGGCGAAGAGTTTGCATCCATGCGTGCCATCATGAAGGAGCTGAAGTATCTTGCTAGAGCGACTAACGCTGCGATTGTTATCCTACATCATACATCGGAAGCTGTCGACGGAAAGCCTTGTCAACCCCGCAGCGCCCTACAGGGAAAGGTGGCTCAACTCCCTGCGCTTATCTGTACTCTCGGCGTCGTCGGAACTTCAATGGCTATTGCGCCAGTCAAGAACAGATACGGAAGAGCGGATGCCAACGGTCAGCTCTTGGCGTGGTTAGCATTCAATCCTGAATATATGTTTATGGATGACATACCGGAGAACGCATGAGCGTATACTCTACATTGAATCTTATACTCTGGAATCGGTGGCAAGAGATGCTTCCGAATTCTCCTGGGTATATGACAGAAAAGATAATTGCCGACCTAGATAAGGAAGGCTGGAAGATTGTGAGGAAAGATGACCTGGACACCAGTGTATACAACCAAGAAGAGAGCACTGAAGATTAGAGGTGAATGGAACTACGGGTTTAAGTCCTTCTCTTTAGGGTTTATGATTACTAAGAAACAGTTGACCATCTATCTTGGCTTCATCTATTTTGGTATTGGCTGGAGACTTTAGTGCCAAGCCAACACAGGAAGCATCGTGGGTACAGAAGTCAGAAAGTCTTGGCCAACTACTTGGCAGACAATGGCTTCCCCTTTGCTGAGTCCACTGGTGCAGGGCGTAGTGGCACTGACATCACTGGTTGTGTTGGCATAGATTGGGAAGTCAAAGCACGGACTGGGTTCGACCCAGCATCGGCAATCAAACAGCTTAAAGATAGAGCGAAGAGAAGTGTCCTTGGTATTGTATGCTTAAGACTGAATGGTCAGGGCGAGACGAAAGTCAAGGACTGGGTAGTACTAATGAGGGTGGAAGATGCCATCAACTTATTACGGGACGCGGGGTATGGTGAACCAAGACAATGACTTACCGCCGATTGGAAAAGTCCTTGAGCATTACGGAGCGAAGGTACCGCGAGACTGGGGACAGGTCAACATTCGTTGCCCGTTTCACGCCGACTCACATTCATCTGGAACTGCGAACATGGACAAGAATATCTTCATATGTTTCGCCTGTGGAGTCAAAGGTAACAGTATCCAAATCATTGCAGACAGGGAAGGTCTCAGTATAAATGAAGCAAAGCGTTTTGCAGAAAGAACTCTTGGGAAAAGCCACGGAGAAGTACGCGGGAAACATTTATCAGGCAGAGGCCTACCTAAAAAGCAGAGGAATTCCAATCGAGACAGCACGGCTGGCTCAATTAGGCGTAGTCGTGGAGCCTGAAGTTGGACACGAGGCATTTGTCGGCAGACTCTCAATTCCCTATATCACTAAAACTGGCGTTGTTGATTTGCGCTTCCGTTCCCTTAATCCAGCAGTCGAACCAAAGTACATGGGAATGACCGGAGCTGAGACCAAGATGTACAATGTATTAGATGTGGAAAATGCTGGGGATTTTATTGGAGTTTGTGAAGGGGAGATTGATACCATCACCCTCTCGCACTGCGTTGGTATCCCGTGCATCGGGGTCCCGGGAGCGAACTCGTGGAAGAAGCACTACACACGATTGTTGGCAGACTTTGAGCGAGTATTTGTATTTGCAGACGGAGACCAACCGGGGAAAGAGTTTGCCACTAGTCTTGCCCGCGAGCTACCAGTTACTATCGTACAACTTCCCGATGGGTATGATGTCAATTCAATGTTCGTGCAATCAGGCGCTGATTATTTCTATGGGAAGGTCGGCGTTCAATGACCAAGGATGACGGGAAACGACCACCGTATTCCTACTGTGAAGCCTGTCATGAAGAGTTCGACAATGCGTTCGAGTATGTAGACCACCATCTAGATGATGACCTCGAAGAGTTCGACCCCTACCTTTTACTGCCCAACGGCTACAAGTTTATGATAGGTTCTCTCTTAAGACATATCTACGAAAACGCACACCGACCAGAAGAGATTCGGATTATCACCCAGTCTTCTTATGTGACGATGTTTGCTAGTGAGTTTAACACCAAGTTAGTGGAATCACTGCTAGAGAATATGGTAGTGGATTCTGAGATGGTGGATTTTGATGACGGACTTAAGCAATTACTAGAAGAGGAAACCGGCAATGACTTCAAAGAAGATAAGGGATGATGAGATATGGCAAATAATACAATGGTTTCAAGGTCATGGTCTGTCGATAAGTCAGACGAAGCACACGGAGAAGGACATATACATCACGGTCAGAGTTCCTTTGCTGACCTCGAAGCTAGTGTCCGAGAAATAACAGATGAACTTGCCAGACTACTCATCCAGAAGCATCACGATTATGGTCCTAAGAACATCGCCGATTCACCGGGCGGTGCTCTCAATGGATTGCGTGTCCGTCTTCACGACAAGCTGGCTCGACTCGTTAACCTCACGGATAAGGCATCCGAACCCAAGTATGAAAGCATAGAAGACACCTTCATGGATATGGCCAACTATGCTATCATTGGTCTTCTTGTCTTAAGGGGAAAGTGGGATTCGTGAAAGTCATCGTCTGTGTGTCTGACTTGCAGATACCGTACCACTCGCCAAGGGCTGTGGATAACTTATCGAAGTTTATTCGTTGGTATAAGCCAACCACCGTAGTATCAGTCGGTGATGAGATGGACATGCAGACAATCTCTCGCTGGGCCAAAGGTACTCCGCTTGAGTACGAGCGTAGCATCGGCAAAGATAGAGACACTACCGTTGCTATCCTAGAAAAGCTCCGCGTCAAGCATATGATTCGCTCCAATCATACTGACCGTCTATTCAATACGGTAATGATGCGCTCGCCGGGATTGCTTGGTCTGCCCGAGCTGACATTGGAATCCTTCTTAAGACTTGATGAATTGGGTGTCACCTATCATCGTGAGCCGTACAACCTAGCTCCTGGCTGGTTGCTACTTCATGGAGATGAAGGTTCAATCAACCACACTGGTGGCATGACTGCTCTTGGTCTGGCCAAGCGAGCAGGTATGTCTGTTGTCTGCGGACACACACATCGTATGGGTCTTTCACATTTTACTCAAGCCTATGGCACATCCAATCCTAAGACTATCTGGGGTATGGAAGTAGGAAACCTTATGCGTTACCGAGATGCCAAGTATGTCAAGGGTGGTCTGTTTTCATGGCAACAAGGCTTTGGCATGCTGTATGTCGACGGTAACAATGTCACTCCATCCATCATCCCGATACGCAAAGATGGTTCTTTCGTAGTGGAGGGACGGGTTTGGGGATGACCCTCGAATGGTCTCGTATTGAGAAGTGGGATGATGTCGTACATAAAGTTGCGAACGAATACCGCAAGCGTTTTAATGACATCGAACTTGATGACATAAGACAGAACTTATACGAGTGGTTCCTCGAACATCCCAACAAGCTGACCCATTGGGAATCCCTTGGTCAGAAGGATGCTCGCAATCTTATTTACAAATCACTTCGGAATCAGGCTCTGGATTATTGCCAACACTGGAAGGCTAAGTCTGGTGGGTATGAGACATCGGACTTGTTTTACTACGAGTCGGATATGGTGGAGGCTTTGCTTCCTGCTGTCTTAAGAGGTGAGCTTACCAGCGTACACAAGTTGAATCTTGGTAGACCAGGACGACCATCCGCCCCCTCTGAAGGTGGCAACATGCTGGCTATGATGATTGAGATTGACTATGCGTATTGGAAGTTAAGCATTGATGATAGGAAGGTGTTATTCTTCCGCTACGCTGAGGCTCTAGACTTTGGTGCTATCGCCAGGGAATTACAATTAGGTAGCGAGGATACTGCAAGGCAACGAAACAATCGTGCTATCCGTAGACTTGTAAATAAGATTGGTGGCTTTAAGCCGTACTATGACTCCGATGATGTAGAGAATAAAGAAGAAGAAGTTGAGTCTTAAGAATAATTCTCTAGCTTCCAGATGTCTTCTTGTTCCATCGGGTCAACCCACATCAGTTCGGCAACAGACTCATGTTCATCCACCAGTTTTGTAGAATCCTGTTCCTTTGAACTGGATAGCCGGTGCTGAGTAAACTCTGCTGGCTTCCCTTCCACACCCACACGGTACCTTTTCATCTCGTTCCTCCACTGTCCGGGCCATTCTATACATAGCTTGGCAATCTTTACAACGGTATTCATATGTCGGCATTTTTATCCTTAATAGAAATTGTGTCGTTTGTGAAACGACCACGCACGACATGGTGTTCCGTATCGTTTGGCGACATATCTGTATGTCTTAAGTAGTTGGATTGTTGGGTCTTTACTAGTTTCCTTAAGGCGCTGACCAATTCCAAACGCTGACGAACCTTGTTTGTTCTTCGCCAAGTGGTCATACCTTGCCTCCTTGATAAAGACTTTGTTCATACATTCCCATTGCTTTCCTCTCCACCCCCAGCCAGCCCAGGCGTATTCCTTGGCCAGCTTCTTGTTGGCTTGCTTCTCTTTCCATGTAGCTTTAGTGCGCTCGATTACAATCTTTTCTCTAGTGATTGTCTCCGTCTTTTTATGATGGGGGAAGTCCAGTATAGCAATCGGCGTTGCTGTGGCTATCACAATAATCAGACTTAAGACAATACGCTTAGTCATTTTGTTCTTGTGTTTCTTTCTTGATTTGTCTGAATACTTTCTTAGGTAGCTTGCCGTGCTTCAAGATGTACCTGACTCGGGGAACTACTTGCCTTTCGGCCAGCATGACCCAAGAGTGCGACCTCTGTCTGCCCGCTATCTTGATGCGCTCAGAGGCAAGTAGACCACCACGGATTCCCCACTGTACATCTTCACCCTCAAGTCCTTCCTTAAGACATGAGTCTTGTACTGGACACTGGTTGCATATCTTGATGGCTTCAGAAATCCTATAGGATTCTGCTATTTGGTCATCTATATTGCGGG